CTACATTATAAGTCCTACTTGAATCATTGTCTTTGTAAGTAAATGCTACTAACGTGTTAGTGTTTATAACAGTTGTTATGTTATCTATTTGTTGTTTTACAGATTTCCCAGCAAATGTTTTAGATGCGTCTATATTTACACTAAATCCAAACTTAGGAGGAATTTTTTCTCTGAATCTTAATTCCAACAAGTTTAGATCAGGACTGCTTGCCGAGTTATTAGTAGACATAGTAATCCTAAACTTAATTGAAGAAAACTCTACACCTGCACCAGATCCAAAGGTATAAGTTGTAACTCCATTTGTTGTAATAGTTCCCATACTTGTATAAGACTCATTGAAATCTGTAGCGTATTCTACTTGGACTGTAACATTGCTAGAACAATTACTTGTAATAGCTCGTAATGATACAGCAGTTTTATTACCTGCAGCATCTCCTCCATCAAAGTATGGTGTTTCCATAGTTCCACCACCAGTATCGTATTGAAAATCTTCTACTTGATCTGGATTTATAATATCTGTTTGTAGTTTTATCCAGTACACAACACTACCAAAACCAAACCATAATCTATATCTGTTGTAACCAGAACCTACATGACCTGCTGTTAATGGTAAATTATTATCTCCTGCCCACATAACTTCCCAGGCAGTTTCATTCCAACCTAATATTGCTGCTTTACCCTTACCTGAAACTACTGATGATGAACCACCATTACCTGAGGCTTGTCTACCAGTTGCAAAAACAGAATAATCTTGTGTAACATCTCCATTTAAAAATACAAGTAAGTCATTATGAGTACCTATAAGTTTTGTTATTTCCCCAGCATATCCTGATGGTAATCCATGATCTCTATCAAAACCAACCAAACTTACAACTGCTGTATTTGAACCAGTTTGATATCTGTACAAAGCGTTACCAGCTGGAAAATATATTGAGTCTCTCCAAACTATAGCACCTTTACCACCTGCTTCATGAAAAGGTACACGAAGTTCTGTTTCTTCCCATCTGTTATTTGTTTCATCATATGCCCATAATCCAAACTTAGTTGTTGCATATATGATAGGACTACCACCTGCATCTCGATATACCAATAGTTCTGTAACTGAATCATCTGGTAATGGTAGTTGTGCTTTTGGAGTAGCTAGTGCAGTTGGTCCTGATGCCCATTGCAATAATGTTCCATCTTTCTTAATACCCCACAACTGTCCATGCCAAATTGCAAAAAATGCTACTTTGTTTTTTACATCAGATGAAGCATTTTTATCTGTGTAGTCAGTACCATTTGTTGTATATGTATATCCTGAATCTCCCCTGGCAAATATTAAATAAGAAGCTGTAGTATCTCTAAAAACAATAGCTTCTTCAGTAGGATTACTAAGTGTATCTAATGCAGCAGATCCCCAGTTATCACTAGCATTGTTATACTTATAAACTTTATTATCACCAAATACTGCATATACTTCTTCACTAGAAGCAGCAGAACTTTGCCAACCAATAATAGATATTATAGAACCTGATATTGCAGTACCATCAGCTAGAGCAGAAGTAGCTGCATTTAATTTTCTTGGTAATAATAAATGACCTTTGTATCTAGTCTGACAAGTAGACCACCATACTCTGTCTATTGTGCCTGGATCTAAACCTCTCTCCCAACCAATACCACCTCTAAAATCATTCTGTGTAAGTATAGATGCTCTTGGATCAGCACCTCTTTGTGTGTCACCAATAGTAAATCTAGGTGCAGCAATACTAACTAGAGTTTTACGAACTGGTCCAGATATACGATACCTTTGACTATTTAGTAATATTTCATTCTTGCTAATTACTGATACCATTAGTCCACCATCTTAGTACCAGGCTTAAGTATTGGTAATGATCTTTCAGATTGAGCAGCAACTCCTTCAAAATACGCAGCTCTTCTATCGTTATCATCTGGATCAGTTACACTTCCCCTGGCTAAACTAAACAAGGCTTTACTTGTTGCTCTTGCAGTTACAAGAGCTGGATCTATTTCACAAGCAGTAGCATCAGCACTAAGTAATACTGGTAATCTATAACCTACCATTCTTATCAAACTGTAACCTATTTCTTTTCTTGCTTGTTCAGTAATATAAATTTCTCTACCTTCTCTATCTATTCTGTAAGCACCTGACCACAATCTGTTAAATAAACCAGACTCTGTATCTACTGCTTTGATGTCATTAATATGTATATATCTCGTTGCTGTGCTAGTAGTTTTTATACCAACAGAAATAATTGCACCATCTAATTCTGGGTTAGCTAAATCAACTCTACAGTATGTCCAAGTCCTAGCAGCTACAGCA